ATTATCTATTTCAGCTAAAAATAAATCACTAACAAATATTATTTTAACTTCTAGATTACCATTAGTAGGAGACTCAACAAGTAAAGGATTAGTAGATGTTGAATCTGAAGATGTTACAACTAGTTTTACTTTTATCGGTCCTCCACTCGAATCTGAGCACTCTAACACGTCTCCAACACGAAAATCAACTGGTAAATCCAACTCTATCATAGTATTATTACCTGCTGGATCGCTATTAACTTGTTGTGAGGTAGTACCAGTTTTATACACACCTGTTAAAGCGCCGACCGTACCGTAGAACATAAATTGTGATACTTGTCCTGAAGTAGGATTAACAACTCCATTTGCGTCCAATCTTTGGATAGCACTACTCATCTCTAACCTAGGAGGCATTAACGGAGATTTCTTTATAACTGTAATATGTCTTTCTTGGAGATATTCTTGTATACCAAAAGGAGGATTTAGCAGTATACCATTATGAGACGTGTTTATTATCGTTGCTTCATCAACTACAAGTTCAGTGTGTGTTGTTCCAGGGACTGTAATTCCGTTAAACGTATAAGGATTTGCAGAGTTTTGATTAACATTACAAGCTTGACATACACCTAAGCTAGGTATTGAACCTTCTTTTCCTCTTGTTATATTTACTTTTTTTGGCTCAGAATAATTATCTGTCCAAAATAGCATGTCATCAACTATATTAACACCCGTTATAAGTCTATCACTACGAAAGTTAAGAACTCTACCTCCTGGTCCACAGCAGTCATTTGCGGATCCAGATATAAAATTTACATTATTTAAAGGAAGTGGTGGTAGTGGCCCGAAAGTGGATCGAATATGACTTGATAAAACCACTGTGGTAGATGTAGGTATTTCCGTTATTATAGGATAGGGTTCTTTTTGAGTAAAAGATAACAAACCACTACCACCCCAAGTCGCTTGCATACCTATTCTTAATCCATTTGTACTAACTACCGTATATATTAAATCACCGCTGGGAGAGACAGATCTATCAGTAATTTTAGTACGTACGTTATAAATATCAACTATTACAGGGAGTGTTTCGTTATTAACGCTGTTATATTCAACTACAAGATCGGAAGATACCACGTGAAGAGCTTCAAGTGCCGTTGATGACATTGGTGCTGGTGGTTTACCTGCTATAAAATAGTATACTTTGTTAGTTTTATCATCTGTAATACTACCTACGCACGCACTGCTATCGTCTGGCACAAGATTAGAAATCAAACTATTTCCTAAACAAGTTTGTACAGTACCCACATTAGATCCTTCTGAAGTTAAAACCTCAACATTTAACGCGTCTCTATACTCACTATTAGGCACTAATCTTTCGTCTAAGTCTTTATTCATTCGACCAGACGTAAACGTGTGTTTTAACTCTGGCATTTAGTTAGTGTTTTATTTGTTTAGATTTACCCCTCAATATTTGAGTGATTTCCTCTAATTTTATATTTGATAATCTTAATTTCGCTTTCCTAGTTTCTGCAAATTTTTCTTTTTTATATCTGTTAACTATGTATTCTGGAATCCCCATTCTAGTGGATAAAACAGCATGGGCGATCCATTTATACATTGCCTCTTCTGCAAATTTATGAACCACCATTTCTTCATCTGTACCTAAACCATCACTTATATATTCTAATATAACAGTTTTTCCAGATATATTAGAACTAAAATGTATTTTTCCAGTATTACAATCCATATAAAACGAACCGTTAGCTTGAGCGTGTTGAGGATCTAGTCCATATCTTCGTCCTCCAGCTGGCCAATAAGTATCATCTTGGTAATCGTCTTGATTTTCAGATGGAGTTCCAGATTTATAATTTGACCACGTATCAGATTCAGCTTGTGTAGTTATTTCAAGATCATAACAAGTTACATTATCTATTGTCCCGACAAAATTAGTTGGAGCGGCAGAACGAGCGTGAAAATTAAAATTTCTATTCTCATCTTGCATAGCTATGGCCCAAGAAGTATTTGAATCATTTACAAAAATGTCTTCAGTAACCGTGTAGCTACCAGTTTGGGTTTGTACCGCGCCACCTCCTTTAAAGGCCTCAGTAGAAGTACCATCACTTGCCACTAATAGGATTTGTACTGAACCTGACACAAGACTAAGATCATAAGAAACTCTGTAAGTATGCCCTTTTTTTATCTCAGCTGCTGATTGATGTAATTTTTTATACTCTGCAGCGTCAGCATCAATATATCCACTACTATTCCAAGTATACGCTAGCGCGTTAGGATTTGGATTAGTTGCGGAATTACTTTGTGATACCCAACTACCTAACCCATTGTCAAATCCATTATTTTCTAAAATCTCCAAAAACTCTTCATCATCTCCAGAAGGATCTTGACTTATTGCTATTGGATTAGATGTTTTAGAGGTAGGATATATAATATGTTCAATACCAGCAGAATCACTCCATGTTAATTTAACGTAGTTAACATAGTCTTGTGGTAAAATCATTTTTAGTGACGGTGGTATTTCTAATTCTAACGTTTTACAAGATTTAAATGTATCAAAACTTAATTCTTGTATAGCTCTTTGCGCATGAAAAGCAACATCAGTTCTTTTTGCCTTACTTATTAATTTATCTTCACCAACATAAGCTATCATAAATTGATTCACAATATTATCTAATGATGTAAATTGGTACTTCCCCCAACTGCTACTATCAAGATAATAGTCTACTTGTGTTGTGTTACCTAATAATCCCATTTATTTATTGTTTTTCTTGTTGAATATCTTTCATTTCTTCTTGTGCAGCTACTTGGTATAAACCTACATCTTTCATGACTAGACCAGATAGTTGTAGTATTTTTAAAACTAAATTAGTTTCTTCAGAGGGGTGTAGTTCAAAATCAATAGATGGTGGAGTACCATTAAACTGTGCGTATCCATTTACTACAACATATGCCCATTCTACCCTGCCTGGTCTTCTTATATAATTACAAACAACTCCAGAAGTTCTTTGGATAATTTGCCCAGCTACAGAATTCAGACTACCAAATAATCTAATTAAACCATTTCCATCAGGTATATAAACAGGTCTCGAGTTTTTCGGGTGCATTAATGGTGAGTTTTGAATATATGCCCAGTCTTTTTCGTTTACCCTTTCAGCCTCTCTTGTAGTACCAGCAATATCAAGAAATACACTACCTAATCTGTATATAGGTGGATTTGTGGGTAAAGTGGTTGCACCGTTAGTTACAGCTGCTCCTTTAACTTCAAATATATCTAGTTTCTCATTTATTAAATCTAACATGTCAGAAGTCTCAGTCTCATTACCATGTACTCTACTAAATTGATTTATATCATAAAAATACTGCTCAAATATATCCATTTGCGCTTGATTTGCAAATAGATTAAATTCTTGAGGAGTTATATATCCTCTTTGCTCCTTATTAGCAATAGCTAAAACTCTTTGATACACCGTATCTATATTTACCATAATTATTTTTTGTTTTTATATGGAACAGCTTTGTTTAAAGCCTCTTTTCTTTTATTACATCCACAATCTTTTATCAGTCCATTTGAATGTAAAAAATTTGTTAGGGACTTTATTCCGGTTGTCTTTGTAAATTTTTCTATTGTATCTCCTAATCCTTTTGATTTCATTTGATTATATTTTTTATGTAGTTATGCAATCGCCCCGTAGGGCGATCGCTTACTACAGTTAGACTACGAATTTAATCGTTTTTCAATATTGGAGTAAATCTCCATTCCTTCATCAGTTTTAAACCAAGCAGCTAAAGCTGAATAAGGATGTTCATCAAATGGGACGTTCATTAGTTTTCTGTTATTAGATCCCCAACTAAATGTTCTTTGATCAGAGGACAATTTTAATACCCCCATTTCTGTTGCTTTAATACCAAAGTTTCTAAGGACAACGTTTTCATCTGTTACAAGTTCTAAGAATAATTTAGGATTTCTCTTAGCATATAGTAATAAATCACGCTTAAGTTCCTTAGAACTCATCTTAGATACTTTAGAACCAATCTCTACTCTCATAACAGCCTCTGCTATATCAATATCTAAGTTTTGAGCTGCGTTTAAGGCAGCTATCTCCATCTCTAATATTGCAACTTCATCAACAGCTACTTTTACCGCGTTAAATTCTTCAAAAATAAGACCTCTATGCGGATGATATAAAGATAATAATTTTTGTAATGTTACTTTATTTCTAGGAACAGATAAAGTTCCATTTCTAAAGATAATATGATCTAACCTTTGATCACCCTTCATCTCATCAACAAAGCAGGTTTTTTGATTTTTAGTATATTTTAATTCTCTTTCGTAACCCTTTTCTTCATCAAAATAATAAATATCAGCTGCTTTAATAATATGTGATAATGGTTTTAAGCGACCTAACAAATAGTAAGTTCTATCTTTTATTTCCCAACTGTCTTTTTTTGGTTTTGGTTGTTCTACAACCGGAGCGGTTTTAACCGCTACTTTTTCTTGAACTTGAGGTTCTTCCACCTCAACTTTTTTTGTTTTCCTTGCCATAATATAATATATAATAAAATTAATAAAAATAAAAGGGAGTGGAGACTAAGCTCCACCCTCTTTTAAAAATTGCTTAGTTCAATAACATAAAGTTATTTGCACCTTGTGTAATTAAACATCTTTCAGTAAGATAATGAACTGTCATTGCATCTAAATCAGAAGTAGATGCTCCAACTGAATCAGTGATCCAAGTTTTGAACTTTCTACTTTCTACTTGAGAAGCTCTATAACGCATGTGTAAGAAAGGTCTTTTAAGATTCTTTCCTAATCCTTCGTCATAAACTGTTGATACACCTGCTGGTATCATAACTGCTCTAACATTGCTAACAGTATCTAACATACCACCTCTTGTTGCTTTATCGTTTAGATATTTCCAATCAGATTTATAGAAGTCGTAAGAACCTCTTCTAAAACCAGAGAAACCTAAATTAAGCGCCATATCTTCTGAGTTGTTGAATACTCCGTAAGAAGTACCACCAGCGCCATAAGAATTCATAGAAGCTAACATGTCATCAATTGCTAATGCAGTGGTCCTGTTACAGAACATCATGTTTTCTTCAATAGCGCCTTGATTATCAAACTCAGCTAAGATAGCGTCAAATTCTGCTAAATCAGTAGCTGCGTTAACACCTGTAACACCAGATGATTTGTTACCTCTATCTTCGATAGCATAAAATAAACCTTCAGTACCAAAGTTAGATCCAAATGTAGGTCCAGCTGTATCAAGTGTAGAATTAGTAGCGTTACCTTTTCTAGACTCAATCATTGACATTTCACAATAATCTGTAAAACGTGCTCTAGTATCACCTTCGCTTTTTAGATACCAAAGATAACCATTTTGCCCTTCTTCACCAGTTACTTCAATCCAACCAATAGCGGAAGTATCAGATCCAGAAACTGAAAATCTGTCTTTCATAATGATTGGTTTGTTAGTAAAAGATTTAAAACGAGCTTCGTTAGTATTAGAAGCGTGGTTAGTATCACTTGCCCCTTGACCACTAGTACCTTTTTTGAAATCAGATCCATAAACTAATATTCTACAAGTTTCATCATTAGTATCAAACCCAGTTGCATTTGTTGCGTGAGCATACTCATAAGGTAAACATGTAAATGTAGTAGTTGAAGGATGATTTGTAACATAACCGTGGTAGTGACCACCAGCTACTGATATAAGAACTGTATCACCAACTCTAACACCGTGTTCTGCTATCACAAAATCGGGTGCTGATCCTGCGTTTCCATCGATATCACTAACAACTGTAATAACGGAATCCGCGATAGATACTGTTCCTATTAAAGATATGTGTAGTCTAGATTGCTCTGACCACACTACTGCGTCTGAAGCCATAGCTTCTTCTGCTCCAACTTGCTCAAGAAAACCAGCTATAGTTCTCTTACCGAAAACTTCAGCTTCTTTCTCCATCAAGTCAGGCAGATATTGTTGTTCCCACCCGGTTGAACCGTCGCGGAAATCTAAATAATTTGAAGATAGTGTTAACTGTTGTGAACTTGGAACACTATTCAAATTATCACCTGCTGTAATTGCCATAATTTTGTAATTTTAAATTGTTATTTTTGTTTAATTTTAAACTTAAAATCAGAAGAATCTTCACCTAATACTCTAACTTTTATACCACCGGCTTCAATTTCACCATGAGCTTGTCTTGGATTCATGTTCACGTTTTTGGCTTTAGCAACACTATCTTTCATAGCGTCTGCTTTTCCTTGTTCGTAAAAGTGATTAGCAACAGCATCAGCGTTCATTGCGGTATAAAGAGATTTATGATAACCCTTAGCATCTTCCATCAAGTTCTTTTTATTCAAAAACTTTTTGACAAAGTTATTGATGTCGCTTTGAGTTTCTTTAATCTCGTTAGCATCTTTAACGTTAAATCTAAATTTCTTATCTCCGACATTATATTCAAAACCTTTGAACTTGTCGTTAAAAACCTTATCGGTTTTTTGTAAGAATGTAGATGTAGCTGTATCAGCTGTTTTCTGATTTTCCTCAGATTCTTTGTTATACCTATTAAAGAAATCCATAGCTTTTTGTTGTTCTTGAGTCAACTTTGACCCAGCTTTGATATCTTCATAGTATTTGGATTTGTTCTCTTCCAAGTGAGTTTTAGCGTTGGCAACTTGCTCTTTTAACGCTAATTTTTTTCTTCGTATATCTCTTTCGTCGTCTACATCTTCGTCGTAAGAGAAGTTGTCTTCCATAAGGAAGTTAATTTCTTCTGTATTTAAATGAGGTTTTGTTTGTCTGTAATGTTCAAATAATAAATCTTGATCTTCTAATTTACTATAATCTTGATTAAGTTTTACGTAATCATTTAAATCACCACCAGTTTCTTCCATAAAATCCATTAATTTTTGGATATTTTCTGGTATTGGTTTTCCAGTTACTTGAGCTTCAGCAACAGCTTCTTCAACTTGTTCTTGAAGTTTTTCTGTTTTCTCCTCTACTTCTTCATCTGTAATTTCTTCTAAAACAGGTGTTTCAGTATTTTCTTCTGTAGATTGTTCAGCAACCTCTTCTTTATCAGTCGTTTCTTCAACAACCTTTTCTTGAACATCCTCGGCTTTTGTGGTATCCACTGGTTGCTCATCTTCTTCTTTTTCTTTTGGTGGGTTACTTAAATCTACTTTTGTTACACCATCAGGATCGTTACTGAATTTCTTCATTGATGGTTTTTTCTTTACTTTAATCTTTTCGACTGTATCGTCTACTTTTGGTTGCTCGATAGTCTCTTCTACTATCTCTGTTTTCTTTTTTGCCATAATATAATATAATAATAGTTAATAAATTTACCTTGGATCAAACGCACCTAGATAGAAATCTCCACTAAGTATATCATTACCTGCAGATTCAAAGTTCTTAGGTGGTTTTTCATTATTTCTTTGATCAATCAACTCACTTTGTTGAGATGCTTGAATTCTAGTTCTTTCGTCTTTACGATCTTCTTTTTCTTTTTCTTTTGTTTTCTGACCATCTGTCTCAATACCCTTTAATTGCATATTATATTGAAACTCTAAAGCCATTAATTCTTTTTTATGCATTACCTCTTGCTCCATTTTTTGAGATTCCATTTGAGATTTCATTTGCTCTAATTGAACATCAGCTTGTGTTTTTGCTTGATTTTTTTGAACTTCTAGTTCAGCAGACGCTTGTTGAGTTTGCATATTAGCTTCTGCTTGTGCTTGGATATTTTGCTGTTGTAGAATTTGATCTCTTTCTTGTTTCTTTATTCTCCTCAACTTTAAAACTTGATTTGCTAATTTGATATTCTTTATTTCTCTAACATCAATAGCATCTTCTAATTCTATACTTTGTTGAGCTAATGCTTGCTGTATATTATTTTCTAGCAACATTTTTTCTTCTTCATCTGGCATTAAATCTATAAATATCCCAAAATCATAAAGATGTAAATTTTTCATTTCATCTAGTGTTGCTACGTTATGGGCTCCTATAGCTTGTACAAAAGCATCTGCTGTTGGAGAGTATTCTAATATATCAGATATTCTAAGTGATAAACACTCTGCAATTTCAGCTGTCAAGAATAATCCAGATTGTAATATATGTCTTGTAGCAGTGTTAGAATTTGCAGCGGCTAATTTTTGAACACCTACTAAAGCGTTTTTATCTGGTAAACTGCCATCTCTTGCTTCATTAAGACCAGTTACGTCTCTTATCATTTGTAAGTAGTAGTTGTAATTAGTAATTAAAGTTTGTATTTTATTTCCACCACTACCACTTGTAATTTCTTGAATCGGTACTTTACCAGGATTAGGATCGCCGTCTTGAGTAAATGATCTACCTATAACACTACCAGTTTGGAAATACATATTTAACGCCTCTTGTGGATTATAGTTTGTTCCATTACCTAAATCTATTTCAGCTAATCCATCAGCGTCTAAATAAACTCCATCTGGAACCATTCTAGACATAACTTGCTGTAATTTAAGATGTGTTAACTGAATCATATCTGCAAAACCAGTTATCCGTCCTACTAAACTTTCTATTTTTCCATTATATATTCTAGGAGCTACAATAGCATAATTCATTTTAACTTTAGTAAAATCACTTTTAGGACGTAGCATGTTTCTTGCCATCTCCCATTTAAGTATTTTATCTGTACCAAGAATCATTGCTCCATCATACAAGCATTCTATAGATCGTAATAATTTTGAATATCCACCTTCTTTATCTGATGGTGGATCAAAACTATCGTCTTTTGCTAATATTTTATCTGCACCAGTTCCAGTTTCTTTTACTTTATACACCTCATTCATGTAGGTTTTGTAATTAAAGTATAGAATTTGAATTGTATTATTGTCTTCTTTGTCTACAGAATATCTATTAGATTTGTTAGTAGATTTATTTTTCATTATATCTTCAAGATCACTTTCAGATAAATGAGGAAACTGTTTAGCTAGTTCGTTTACTGGAATGGATTTAACCTCACCAACGTAATATATATCGTCAAAATAAGGAGAGTCAGTGTATGAATAAACAAGATTAGCTGGATCAACATAATCTATAACAACACCTTCCGATGTATTAAATGAAGATTTCACAGCGCCTATACCTAAAACAGTTAAATCATAGAAAAATCTTTTCTTTATCCATTCGTAGTTACTCCCTTCCATTAAAACATTTATTGCTTGTTCTTCAGCAATTTCTACAGCTTGTTTATAGGTCAGTTGCATATGCAAATCTAACTCCTCTTGAGAATCTGGTAAAGTTTCTTTAGCGTTCTCGTATAAGTTAATTCCAAATGCTTCAGCAGCGAAATCATTTATTTCTTGAGAACGCATATCTCCAAGTATAGATTCCATATATGCAGTTCTTTTACTAACACCAAATGGATCTTGAGAATATGCTTTTATATCGTAAGTTCTTTCGGCAATACCGTTTACTACTATATCTACAAATTTAGAAATAATTGGAACTGGTTTCCAATCTAGATTTAAATAGGACAAATCACCATTTATTGATAACTCATCCTTATATTTTTGAATAGATTGTTCTCCTCTAGCATACAATCTTAAATTATGAAAATTGTTTTGATTAGTTCTATATCTATTAGAACCTCTATCATTATTAAACCATTCCGTCTCTATAGCTTTACCTACTTTTAAACCATAATCATAACTTAACTTCTCAGTATCACTTACGGTTTGACTTGGAAAATAACTTTTAATGCCAGACTCTGCCATATTTATTTTTTGATTATTTTAGACATACTACCTTTGTTCTCGTATTTAGAAACCTGTATGTTTAATTTTGGTTTTTCTACTTTTGCATTTGGAGCATATAAATGCCTGTTGTTTGCCATGATTGCTAAACCTGAACTAATAGACGCATCAAACTTTGTCCGCTTATTTATATCAAATCTCGACCAATCATTTAGCAAAGCGTTAAAATATAAATCTCCAAATGTTCCATCTTGTTTCATGCCCACGTGGTCTTGTATATACATTTCAATCGCAGCTGCATGAGCTTGTTTTATATCTTCGCTAGAGTTAGGGATTCCTCCAACTTCTTTTTCTGCAACGGACAACTTATTCCACAACTTGTCCGGTCTGTTCATACTAAACCCTCTATATCCTCTTCTTCTAAGATAATAAAGTAATCTAGGTTTATTATTTTCCGCAAGGATTGGCATGCCATAAAACGCTAACGCCATTAAAACATCTTCAAAGAATATTTCTGCCGTTGGTGGTCTTGATAAATACTCTAAAAAAAAGCTGTTTGCAGGGGCGTCTTCCATTGAGAATCTTGTTAATCCATGAAGTGCACCTTTTGATCCCTCTCCATCAACTGTTCCTGATATATCGTAACTATCACATCCAAACGCCCCCATGTGTTCGTTACCAGGATATTTTATACCATTCTTAAGTATAACTCTATTTTGTAATCCGGTTTTTGGGACCCAACTAACTTTAAATCTACCTTGTTGATCTGGATAAAATATCACTTGGGTATCTTTTACTCCGTTCACCCATTGAAAATTACCTTTAGTAACCCCAAGGGTTCTAGACATTTCTTCATTGTAGTCTATCTGTTCGTATATCTTAACTAAATTAAATATACTTCCCTTTGCCTCATCTCTAAAAGCGTGTTCAGTGGTTTTTGGAAATTGCCTGTAAAACTCGTTTAAAGCATCGTGATCACCTTTTAAGCCATCAGCTTCATTTTGCCAATGTTCTATAATACCTACATCTATTAGTTCACCATCTGGGCCGAACACATCGTGGTCTGGTGTATCAAAAACTGGAATTCCGTGCTCATCAATAAATCCTTCGTAGTTCCACTCCATTGGGATAAACAGAGAATATAGACCAGACTTTGTTTGGCCATTTCTATTTCTCTTGGTGACGTCCGATGCGTTATATAGTTTTTTAAAATTATTTCCACCCTTGTCTAATGCGTTTGAAGTTGAGCCCATCATACACTTACCGATAATTCTACTACCTAATCGTAAACATGTTTTTGTAACTCTCCAGTTATTTAGTATATTATCGGGTCTCTCCCATTTACCACTTTCATCATGTACTAATAAGTTTAGTTTTTCACCGTCGTAACTATTATCTCCAGTGTTTTTCCAATCGATAGTTGTATCTAAACCTTGTATGTCCTCTAACTTTTCGTTAGATGTAATTTTCTTTCTAGTGAACTTACTAGCTGGTACTCGATATGCTAATTCTGTTTTAGGTCTATCCATACCATCTTGGATAGGTTTAAAAAAGAACGGGTAATTTATACTAATAGGAACGACTTTATCAGTAAACATCTTTTTAGCATCTGCACCTGTTTTAGATAACACACCATACCTACTATCAGTTGCTAGTGTAGCTAAGTTAACCGCTTCAGCCGAAGACATAAAAGAAAATCCTGAACGTCTATTCTTTAGATAACATATACCGTAGCATCTTTTATCTGCTTTACACGCCTCCCAAAATATATAGAATAATCTGTTTGCCTCTCTAAAATCCGGAGCACCAACATCAATCTTACTCCATTGAAGATACATATAGTGTGTTCCTACTATATAAGTTGGTTTACCTTTACTCATAAACCAAAACCCTTCATCTCTTCTTTTAAACTCTTCGTCTATATAATCGAACCATTGATCCTTTTGTTCATCTGGGTAATTTCTCCAATCGAAGATGTTTTTAATCCTACTTAGTTCTTTAGGATATTCTTGTTTAACCCATTTGTTTTTATCGTGTTTATATACTTCTTTAGGTACTTTGGGTAATGCTATCCGCAGATTTTGGATTTCATAGATTTCACCAATTTGACCAGTTTTTGATATAACGATAACATCATGTTCTTTATTGTATCCATATTTCCATTTTTTACCTTTGTTAAGTCTACTGATAGTAGTCCTCTTTATTGGTTCAATTATTTTAACTAAACTTTGCTCGTACATTATTTAGATCTACCTTCTGCGAATCCTTTAAAGACTTTTTCCTTTCTCTCTTCAGGCGCTTTTCCCTCAAGTAGATTTTCTTCCTCTTGAATTCTGTTAAGTATTTCAAATGCGTCAAATATAGCTAGTTTTTTAGTAGCCGCGGCATTCTTTAATCTATCTGCTGATATATCGTCGTCTGAATCTACAATTGGTTCCTTAGCGACTTTAATCAGTTCTTCAACTGCTTTATGCCCAGCTTGGATTATATTCTTCTTCGTCTCCTTGATATTCATACTTGATAGTTATAAAATTAGATAAAATACGGTATAGTCGTTCGCCATCAATTACGAACTCATATTC